GGCATCCTGATGGAGGCTTATCCGCTCGTGAAGACAGCAGACCAGATCATGGAAGCCTACGAGGCTGCGACCGAGCGGCTCTACCAGGCCGACGCGCCCGGAGCGATGGACAGCCAGATTCGCACGTTCAACTATCACATCCGCAAGCGGTTCGTGGATCTTGGCTTGCCGGATCCCGTCACCGCTGTCCGGCCGCGCGGGTTTGTGCTGACGTTTGATGCGGCTGTGTATCTTCATTGCCGGTTCGGTCGGCCGGTGTCGATTGGGACGAGGATGAGTGCGTGATGGCCAAGACACCAAAGGAGCCGAAGGAGGCCAAACCATTAGGCCGGCCAAGCAAGTTCACCGAAGTCGATCTCGACAAGGTGAGGTCTCTCGCCGTCAAGGGATGGACCGATGACGAGATGTCTGCGTTCTTCGCAGTGGACCGATCGACCTGGTATCGCTGGAAGGCGAACTTCCCGGATTTTTGCGACGCCCTAAAGGATTGGAAGGCCGAAGCAGACGCCCGTGTCGAGCGCAGCCTGTACCATAAAGCGGTCGGCTACTCGTCTGAATCGGTTAAAGTATTTCTGCCCGCAGGCGCCGAGGATCCGATCTACGCGCCCTATGTCGAGCACCATGCTCCGGACACTACAGCTGCGATCTTCTGGCTCAAGAACCGCAGGTCGGCTGAGTGGCGCGACAGGCAGGAACACGAGCACACAATCGTTTCGCACGAAGAACGCCTTGAAAAGCTAAGGCAGAAAACCAGTGACGAAGGCTAGTCAGGCTCAACTCACCGACGACGAGTACGAACAGATCCTGTTCAACGACGAGCTGTACTTCGAGTGCTGCCTGCAGATCCGCACCAAGAGCGACGGCCTGAAGCCGCTCGTCCTCAACTCATCGCAGCGCTACGCTCACGAGCGGCTGGAGCGCCAGATGCGCGAGACGGGCAAGGTGCGCGTGCTGATCCTCAAGGGCCGGCAGCAGGGCATCTCGACCTATGTCGGCGGCAGGTTCTACAAGCGGGTCTCGACGTCGAACGGCGTCCTGGCCTTCATCGTCACGCACGAGGACGCTGCGACGCAGAACCTCTTCAGCATGACGAAGCGCTACCACGACAACAACCTGCCCGACTTCAAGCCCATGACCGGCGTGGCGAACGCCAACGAGCTGAAGTTCTCGAAGCTCGACTCTGGCTACAAGATCGCCACCGCCGGCGCGCGCTCTGCAGGCCGGTCCAACACCATCCAGCTGCTGCATGCGTCCGAGTTCGACTTTTGGCCCGACGCCAGCGCGTCCGAAGTGTGGAAGGGCCTGGCCGAAGCTGTGCCAAACGAGCAGGGCACCGAGATCATCATCGAGAGCACGGCAGACAAGCCGGGCGGACGCTTCCACCGCGCATGGATGGCCGCAAAGCGCGGCGAGACCGGCTACATGGCGCTGTTCATTCCGTGGTTCCTGCACGAGGAGTACCGCTCCGAGCCGCCCAAGGGCTGGCATCCGCCGCCCAGGTTCCAGGAGTACATGGCGCTCTACGGCCTCGACATCGAGCAGGCCTACTGGGCGTGGGACAAGAACCGCGACATGGCGATGCTCGACGGGCTCGGATCCGACGAGTTCTGCATCGGCTTCAAGCGCGAGTATCCTGCCACTGACGAGGAGGCTTTCGAGGAGGCGGGCGACGAGCTGACGCGCGCTATTCCGATGGCGTGGATCAAGGCTGCCCAGGCTCGCTACATCCAGAACCGACACATGCCAGGCAGCCCGATGACCGGCCTCGGTGTCGATGTGGCGCAGGGCGGGCCTGACAAGACGGTCGTCACGCCTGTGCATGGGGTCCGCATCGAGCAATCGACCGAGATGCCCGGCTCGATGACAACGGACGGCCCGGCCGTCGCCGGCATGGTGGTTGCGCTCGTCCGTGACGGCGCGACCATCGCGATCGACATGGGCGGAGGCTGGGGCGGCGACGCACACACGCACCTCAAGAAGCACCTCGACATGCCCGTCGTGGGCGTCAATCCCGGCGCGGGCGCCAACGCCAGGTCCAAGCATGGCAACTACGAGTTCAAAAACATGCGCGCCTATCTTCACTGGATGATGCGCGAAAGCCTCAACCCCATCACCGGCGACAAGATTGAGCTGTATCCTGACGAGGAGCTGGCACAGGACCTGGCATCGCCGTCGTTCGAGATCACGCGCCAGGGCATCCAGATCGAGAGCAAGGACGCCGTGAAGAAGCGCCTCGGGCGCTCGCCGGACAAGGGAGATTCGTGCCTGCTCGCATGGTACGCGTCGTCGCCATCGAACCGCGCGCTGGCCAAATCCCAGCAGGTCAGGGGCAATCAACCATCCGTCACGCCTCACCGCGCTAAGGTGATCGGCAGGAGGTAAACCACCCCATGATGCGCACACCCAAGATGCCGCCACCACCACCGCCACCGCCGCCACCTCGACCTATCCCTACGGCGACCTCGCCCAACGTGCAGCAGGCTGCGGTCGAGGACGCGCGCCGCAACCGCGGTCGCTCTGGCCGCATGTCTACGATGCTGTCCGGCTCGCTCGGCGACGGCGACTACGCCGCGCCGCCACCCACTGAACGCAGGACGATGCTCGGATGATGAGGAAAATGGTAAAGCGCGCCATGGACAACAAAGCTGCGGGCCATCGCGGCACCGGAAGCATGGACCCTCGGGTCCCAATCGAGGCTAATCTTCCGTCTGCCGCGCCCGCTGCCGCAAGGCAGCAAGCAGGGGAAATGAACACAATGCTGTCCGGGTCGCTTGGCCGCGCCGGGCGCCCTGAGCCTCGCGGCCCTCGCAGAACGATGCTCGGCTGACCCGTGGCTTACGAGGGCATCGAGGAGAAGAAGACCGACAAGGACGCGCTGCAGGCGCGGGCCAAGAAGGCGTTGGAGGCTGCGCAGGCTGCGTTTAGGCGCAAGGCGGTCTACGACACGCTCTGGCAGATGCAGGCTGAGATATTTTACCCGCCCCGCGCCGATTTCACCCGTACCTACTCCGACGCTTCCGAGCGTTACGAGGGCATCATCACCACCGAGCCGATGCTGATGCGCCGCGACCTGGCGCAGAACCTCGGTGCGATGCTGAGGCCCCGCGGCCGCGAGTGGTTCCGCGCAGCCGCCCGCCCCGAAGACGTCATGCAGGACGACGAGGCCAAGCAATGGCTGGAAGCTGCGTCCAAGACCATGCGCAATATCGTGTACGCACCGAAGGCGAACTTCTCCAAGGCTATGGCCGAGAGCGACCACGACTACGTGACGTTCGGCAACGCTGTCGTCGCGCACCCCTACAACCAGGACCAGTCCGGGATCCTGTTTTCGTGCCTGCACCTCAAAGACGTCGCCTGGAGCAAGAACTCCGAGGGCCACGTTGATACGCTGCACCAGAAGATGGTCCGCCCGATCAGGCAGTTCGCGCAGCTGTTCGGCAAGGAGGCCCTGCCGATCGAGTGGCAGCGCGCGCTCGACCAGAACCAGGGCGAGGAGAAGCGCACGGTCTACCGATGCGTGATGCCGTTCGACCCGTTCGGCTACGACTCGAAGGAGCGCAAGCTCAAGAACGCGCAGTACCAGGCCGTCTATGTCGCCGACGGCGCCAAGGATCCGGGGCTCGCGAGCGGCGAGTTCCTCACGTTCCCGTTCACGGTCCGCATGTGGATGGACGTGTCCGGCGAGGACTACGGACGATCGCCCTGCACGGATGTCGCGCTGCAGGAAGGGCGCATGCTGAACGTGTCCGAAGAGGCCATGCTCACCGCCATCGAGATGAAGGTGCGCCCGCCGAGGGTCGTCAAGAAGGGCCTGCTGCACGGGCCGCTTTCGCTCGCCGCCGGCACCGTGACCTACGCCGACGCAGACTATGACAGCCGGATGGGCGACGTCGTCACGCCGATCGAGGCGGGCGACCCGCGCTATGGCATGGAGTTCTCAGAGCGCCAGATGCAGAGGATGGGCCGCGCGTTCTTCGTGGACCTGCTCCGGCGCCTGCCTGAGAAAGAGATGACCGCCTACGAGGCAGCCGAGTGGGTCGAGCAGTACGTGACCCAGGCCGCGCCGATCTTCGAGCCGATGGAAGCCGAGAACGCGCTGCTCATGGACAGCGTGTTTCAGCGCGCCATGGCCAAGGGCGCGTTCGGCGCAATGCTTGAGGATGGCTCGATCGATGGATTGCCCGAGCGTCTGTCTGAGGCAGACATCGAGTTCGAGTTCGAGACGCCGCTTTCGGACGCGCTGCGCAAGCTGAAGGCTGCGCAGTTCGATCAGTTGATGGGCCGAGTCGGGATCCTGCTGCAGAGCCAGCACCCCGAGGCCATGGGCGCGATCGACAACGTGGACTTCGACCAGGCACTGCGCGACGCGATGGACGGCCTCGCGCCGGCGAAGTGGCAGAAGAAAAAGGAAGACG